GAAGGCAGAGTTTTTTCTGCTAGTGCAGGAGCTTCAGCAGGTGGAGATTTACTACCTACTACTATAATAGATACTGCAGGTCCTACTAACTACACAAGCTCACCAAATAGTGGAAATGTTTTATTTTTTACTTGCGGTGGTGCAGGTGGCCCAGGTGGTGGAGGAGCTCATAACCCACAACCAAGAGTTGGTGGAACTGGAGGAGCCGCTCCAGTAAGAGCATTTTATGTTTCTACTATGGCAGGTGGTGCTACAACTGCATTAAATATTGGTGCAAAAGGAAACCACGGAATTCCAACTGGTCCAGGTCTTGGTACAGATGCAGGTGCAGGAAGTGCAACTGTAATCGGTCCATCTCCCGCTCCTTTATTTACTACAGAATTTGGAAATGGTGGAGAAGGTGCTCCAGGCGGTGGTCAAGGATCTGATGGTAATACTAATTCATTACCGTCTCCAGCAGGAAATTTAACAGCTTTACAAACATTTGCTGTAACTGATGCCGGAGCGCAATTATTAACTGCAGCCGGTGTTCCAACTGGTCCAGGTATTAATGGTTTTTTTGGAAGAGCGACTGAAATTACACCAGCTCCTTCTTTAGGAACAACAAACGTTGCCTCTTACAATGGTGTGTTTTTAGCATTTGAGGATATAGCGCAGTAGGAAATATATTATGGCAAACTATGTTATTTTTAATCAAAACAACGACTTAATAAAAATTGCTGAAAGTGATTCTGAAAAAGATTTAATAGTAGGAAGATTAACTGGACTTTCAAATGTTCAAACAGTTTCTGATTCTGATTTTTCTGGAGTTAAAGATGGCACATCGTCAGTTTCTTTTGATGGAACAACCGTAACAATTACACCTGTTGATCAAGGTGGTGGAATACCTTTACCAGAAGATGCTGATCAAAAAGCAGCCTTTATAAAAGATCTTGAATTTATTAGAGATGATATGGTTAAAGATGTAGAACAATATCTTTCAAACAATTCTGATGCTACTTGGTCTACATGGGTAGAAAAAGCAAAAGCAGTTGATTTTACAAATTCAGCAAATTATCCATACGAAACAATAGAAAAATTTATGTGGGCAAGTGACGCTGGTATGCCACAAAAAAGCATTTTACAACTTCCATAAAATATATTATAGTCTTTCGCATGAAAGACAAAGATATAATATTTTCCGCACCTACACCTTTTAATAATATGGAAGAGTGTCAACCTATAAAAGCTTCTGACTTTTATCCTTCATGGTATAAAAAATTAAAACATAGTATTCATAACAAAACTATTAAAGGCTGTGTTCCTGTGCAAGACGCAATAACAGCAGGATACTTATTAAAACTAACACAAGATTTTGAAATAAAATTTGGACAAGAAGGTAGAGAAAAAAATGAAAAAAGCATAGAGTATACTTATGCTTTTAAAGAACATGGAGGTTTACCAGCAAACCCTTTTAACTTAGGTAATTTAATTCAAGAAGGACCTGTTGCACATCCTTCTAAGCAAGTAGGAGGAGATGATTCTTTTCTGGTTAAGCAACAACAAATGCCTTTTTTTAAAAAAATAATTAATCCTTGGCATATAAAAACTCCACCTGGATATTCTTGTATGTTTGTATCACCTATGCATAGAGAAGAAGATCACTTTCACATATTACCGGGTATAGTAGACACAGATGTTTTTCCAATGAATGTTCATTTTCCTATAACTATTAACTCTGCTAAGTATCCTAAATTTGAAAAACTTTTTAAAAAAGGAACGCCTTATGTTCAAGTAATACCTTTTAAAAGAGACTCTTGGAAAATGAGTATAGAACATAATGATTTATCTAGTTTAGAAAATAGAAAAAATAGTTTAGATTTTGCTACAACTATTTTAAATTGGTACAGAAATAAATTTTGGAATAAGAAAGAGTTTAAATGAGTATTAAAACAACAGATTATATAAAAGTTTACCCAAGAGTATTTCCTGTGTCAGCAATTAGCTCTATTATTAAATGGTGTAAAACTCAAAACTTTGAAAATGCTACAGTTATAGGTAGTAAAAACAAAGATGATGTTAAAGAAAAAATTAGAAATGCTAAGAATTTAGCTTTAACTATTGATCACAAAAATCAAACAATGATTCATTGGTTTAATTTTTTAGGTGCTTTTTTTCTTAAAGGTATACAACAATATAAAAAAGAAGTTGGTAAGTTTCCTCCAACACCACAAAAGTTAGACAACATTGAAATTCTTAAATACACAGAAGGTGGACATTATGTTTATCATACAGATCATCATTTTACATATCCTAGAGAAATATCTTGTATACTATTATTAAACGACGATTATGAAGGAGGAGAGTTAGAATTTTGTGATTCGGAAGGTAATTCTGTTTTAACAGTGCCTAATGAATCCGGAAAATTAATAGTGTGGCCAAGTAACTTTTTATTTCCACATAGAGTAAATCCAATTAAGAAAGGATTAAGGTATTCAATAGTATCATGGGCATCATAGGTAAAGACTTTAAATATAAAAAAATTGAAAATTTTTTATCAAAAGATGAATTAGAATTAGCAAATTATTATATGTTATTAAAACACAAGAAGAATCAACAAAGTTTTGATTTAATGCAAAGTAATAATTATGATTCTTATTTTTATGAAGATCCGTTTGCTGAAAGTTTATTAATGTTAAAGTTGCCATTAATGGAAAAACAAACAGGTCTTAAATTATTTCCAACTTATTCTTTTACAAGATTTTATTCTTACAATGCAGAGTTAGAAAAACATACAGACAGACCCTCTTGCGAAATATCTGTTACAGTAATGTTTGGTAGTGATGGAACAAAGTGGCCAATATATATGGAAAACACTCCTATAGAAATGAAACCAGGAGAAGCGTGTATTTATATGGGCTGTGATATAGAGCACTATAGAAAGCCTTTTATAGGGGACTGGCACTCACAAGCTTTCTTACACTATGTAAATCAAAATGGACCCAACGCTGAGTATAAATACGATAAGAGAGATACATTAAGAAATCCAGAAGTATAATGTTAGAACATTTATTTACAACATCTGTTTGGAGATCAAAAATATTTAACGATAAATTAGATAATTTAATTATTAATTATTTAGAAAATCAAAAACAAAACAATAAAGAAGGAAGAAAACATTCTAATGCAGGTGGCTATCATACAGAGTTTATACCTTTAGATAATCCAATCTTTCAACTTTTAGGAGAGTCTTTGACACCACATATAGAAGAATCTTGGAAACTAAAAAACTTCTTTTTTTACAATGGTTGGATTATAGAAAATTCAAAAGGACATTTTAATATGCCTCACATACATTCTTTATCTGCTTTTTCTGGAGTTTATTATTTACAAACAAATAAAGATTCTGGTAATTTATATTTTGAAAATCCAAATCAAATTATTGAAATGATGGAATATAGAAATTTAAGTATAGATAGAGAGCACACTGATTTAAAACCAAGTCATGGAATAATTCCAAAAAACAAAGATCTTATTTTGTTTCCAAGTTTTTTGAAACACGGAGTTGAGCCTAATTTAAGTGAATCAAATAGAATTATAATGTCTTTTAATATAGGAGTAAAATGTTAGCAGGTGGATTAATACCAGATGATCTTTTTAATAAGATAAAAAATTATATAAACACTGATTTAAAAAATAAAATTAATTCTGATCTAGCGGGTAACATTAGAAAAGAATATGAATTATTTGAATACAAAAAAGAAGTAGAAGAATTTATAATAAATATTATTAAAAAAAGTAATAAGTTTTCTAAACTCTTAGATAAAAAAGTTACTAAAAGAGGAAAAGTTAATCCTTCATTAGTTTTAGATAGGTTATGGGTTAATTTTCAAGCAAAGCATGAGTTTAATCCTACACACACTCACGCAGGTATATTCTCATTTATATTATTTATGCAATTACCTTTTGATATTAATGAACAAACAAAAAATTCACCAGGAATAAAAAGTAATTGTGATTGTGCAGCTTCGTTAGAGTTTTTATTTTTAGATCACGAAGGTACAATAGTGCCATACAGATTTAAACCCGATAGAACATGGGAAAAGAAATGTTTAGTATTTTCAGCAACAACGCCTCATTGTGTTTACCCATTTTACGGTGTTGATGATTATAGAATAACAATATCAGGAAATTTATTTTATGACTTCTAATCAAGTAATAGATAATTTTTTGCCAAAAGAAAAATTTGAAATAATTAAAAAATTATTTTTAGGAGATAAGTTTCCTTGGTATTATTCTCCTACTTGCGGTTTGCCTGATTCTAACGATGGTTTTTATTTTTTTCATGAAATATACAGAACACATCTTTTAAGTTCAAAAGAAGTGTGGAGTGCTATAACCCCTTTGTTAAATAAAATAAATGAAGTAGATCTTTGTAGAAGTATAGTTAGGATTAGATCTAATTGTTATGTTAAAACTCACGAGCTTATAGAGTTTACAAAACATCGTGATTACCCTTTTGAAACAAAAGGTTTTCTTTACTACGTAAATAGTAACGATGGGTTTACAAAATTAGAAGATGGTTCTATTATAGAGAGTGTAGAAAATAGAGCTTTGTTTTTTGATACACACAAGCTACATAATGCTACTACGTGTACAAATACAGATTTAAGAATTAATATAAATATAAATTATGTTTAAGGAAAGGAGGCATTATGCAATATATTTTTAAAGAAGAAGAACTAGAAATTAAATATTCTTGGAAAGAAAGAATGTACATTTTATTTTTTGGAAAAAGTCTTTTAAAAAAAAGATCTATTTTTGAATTTCAAAATGTTTTTGTTAAACTTATAACTGAGTGTTTTATAAGATATTGTCCAAAAGATAAAAAAGGAATGAAATATATTCCAGAGGATCTTAAAACTAATAAAAAATGATTGTTGAAAAATACACCAGGTCAAAAATAGAACAGCCTTATTTTTTTATTAAAGGCCACATAGATAATATTGATTCTGAGTATTTTATTAATGCAATTAATGAAGGAATAAAACATCCAAACAATCTTAGTTATAAATTAAAAGTTCACGGTAAGTTAACTCCTTATGAATGGTTTATGAGAGACCCTAAATTTCAAAAGATTTTTTTTGATATGTTAAATCAATTAAATAATATGAAAGAATTAATTCAACATTCTTGGAACCTACAGTCTGTGTGGGGTGTTAGAGAAGACTTTGGAGATTATACTGAAGAACATAATCACATATCTTCTTTAGGCTCTGGTTGTATTTATTTAAATGATGTTGAAGATCAACCTACAATTTTTCCAGAAATAAAAGAAAGTATTGAACCAAGAAAAGGAGACTTTGTATTATTTAGTCCTTTTTTAAATCATAAATCTAAAAGAATTTATACAGATCAAACTAAATACCTAATAGCTTTTAATTTAAAATTTGCAGGAGAAAATAAATGATAATAACAAAAGACATAAGATCTACTATTGATAGAGATTATTTTTTTATTAAAGGAAATATAGAAATTCCAAACCTGCAGTATTTAATAAATAAAATTGAACAAGGTATAAATGAAAAAAACAATATGAATTATACTATAGAAAAATTAATAGGTAAAATGACACACGATAAATATTTTGTAAATGACCCTGTTTTTTTAGATGTGTTTATTAAAATGTTAAATAAGTTTAATCACTTCAACAAAGAAATACCTTATACTTGGACTTTAAATACAGCTTGGGGTGTTAGACAAGATAAAGGTGATTATACTGATGAACACACTCACGTAAATTCTTTAGGATCTGGAGTATTATATTTAAGTGATGTAGAAGATCATTCAACAGATTTTTCTGATCTTAATGAAAAAGTAGAACAGAAGGTCGGTAACTTTTGTTTTTTTAGTAGTTTTTTATTTCATAATTCTAAAAGAGTTGAAGCAGATAAACCAAAATATTTAATAGCATTTAATTTAGATTACGTATCTTAATGATTAAAGTTTATCAAAATTTTTTACCTCAAGAACAATTTGATGTGTATAAAACAATAATACTAAGTAATGAGTTTCCTTGGTATTTTATAGATCACGTAGCTTACAAAGAGGATACACAAGATTTTCTTTTCTTTCATCTTTTACTTAATGAAGAAAATGTTAAAAGTCCTTTCTATAAACAACTTGTAGATCCTTTAATTAAACAAATTAATTATAAACCTTTTAGAATAAAAGCTAATTTGTATACAAAAAAAGAATTAGAGAGTCCTTCTGGTTTTCATGTCGACGCTGCCAAACCACATAAGGTTGCTTTGTTTTCTGTAAATACGTGTAATGGATATACTTTATTTGAAAATGGGGATAAGGTCCCTTCAATAGAAAATAGCCTTACAGTATTTGATGGATCTATGCCACACGCTAGTGTCCCTCAAACGGATAAAAAGGTTAGAGTAAACGTAAATATAAATTTAGAATGATTATAAATAAAGAAATAAACAGAAGATTTCAAAAAGAATTTTTCTTTGTAAGAGGTAAAATTGATATTGATACAGAATATTTTATCAATAAAATAAAAGACTCTTTTAACTCAGACAATAATTTAATAAATAAAACAGGTGTTATTAATCTAATGACACCTATGGATTATTTTATTAGAGACCCAAAACTACATTCTATAATTAGAGAAATAGCACAACATGTTGATGAATATTATAATTCTAAAAAAACATATTTGGCTGCTTCTTGGGGATTTGAAGTAAGACCCGGAGAGAAAACTAATTTTCATGATCACCACGAAGCAATTTATTCTGGTGTTTTGTATCTAAACACTTGTAATCAAGCTTTATTTTTTCCAGAAATAAATGAATATGTTATGGCAGAAAAAGGTACTTTTGCCGTTTGGAATTCATTTTTAGTTCATGGAACAAAAAATAATCAAGATTCTATTTCTAAAATGGGTATTAGTTTTAACCTAAACGAGTACAAAGAGTGGGTTGAAGACCCCTTACAATCTGATATATTGCCTATAAAATAAGTATAAATAGGTTTTACATGCTACAAAAATTAGGGTTTTTACCAGGATTCAATAAACAAGTTACATCTACCGGAGCTGAATCTCAATGGACAGACGGAGAAAATGTACGTTTTAGATATGGTACACCAGAAAAAATAGGTGGTTGGACACAGTTAGGTGAATCTAAACTTACGGGTGTTGCAAGAGGTTTACATCATTTTGTTAATTCAACATCAACTAAGTTTGCAGCAATAGGAACAAATAGAATTTTATATGTATACTCTGGAGGAGTGTACTACGATATACACCCATTAACAAATCCATCAGGTACAGCTATTACTAGTGCATTTAGTACAACTAACAATGACTCGGCTGTAACAATAACTTTTCCTAGTTCTCACAATTTTCAAGCAGGAGATATAATATTATTTGGTGATGCTTCTACATTTTCAGCTATAACTAATTCTAATTTTGGAGCTGCGGATTTTGCCGATAAAAAATTTATGGTAACAACTGTACCGACTTCTACTACTATTACTATTACGATGCCGAGTGTTGAAACAGGAAGTGGTGCAACTACTTCTGGTGGTATTACTTACTTTCAATATTATCACGTAGGACCTGCAGAACAAGTTGGAGCGTTTGGTTGGGGTGTAGCTTTATGGGGTGGTTCAGTTTTAGGTAGTGCTACAACAACTTTAAATGGAGCGTTAGCTGATGATACCAATGGTAATAATGGATCAGCCACAGAAATAACTTTAAATAGTGTTACAGGTTTTCCCACTTCAGGTACAAATTATGTTCAAGTAGGAAGTGAAGAAATATCTTACACTGGAATTACAGGTTTTAAATTAACAGGTATTACTAGAGCTGTAAGAGGTTCTACCAGGTCATCACACTCTAATGGAGCAACTGTAACTAATACATCTTCTTGGACTGGGTGGGGATCACCTGCAGCTAACACCGATAAAGTAACAGACCCTGGTTTATGGTCATTGGATAATTTAGGTACAACACTTATTGCACTTATACATAACGGAGAATGTTTTGAATGGGATGGTGATGCAACTAATGCAACATCAACAAGAGCTACAATTATATCTGGTGCACCAACAGCGTCACGTGATATGTTGGTATCTACTCCCGATCGTCACTTAGTATTTTTTGGTACAGAAAAAACTATTGGAGATAAAACAACACAAGACGATATGTTTATAAGATTCTCGTCTCAAGAAAATATTAATGACTACACACCTACAGCTGAAAATAGTGCTGGTACACAAAGATTGGCTGACGGATCACGGATCATGGGAGCTAAATTAGGTAGAAATGCTATCTATGTTTGGACTGACACTGCATTATTTACTATGCGTTTTGTTGGTCAACCATTTACATTTGCTTTTGAACAGGTTGGTACTAACTGTGGATTGATTGGTATGAACGCAGCCGTAGAAGTTGATGGTGCTGCGTACTGGATGTCTGACAATGGTTTTTTTAGATACACTGGTAAACTAGAATCTATGGACTGTTTAGTTGAAGACTATGTTTATGATGATCTTAACACTACGTCTAATCAATTAGTATATGCAGGTATTAATAATTTGTTTGGTGAAGTTACTTGGTTTTATCCAACATCTACATCAAATGTTGTTAACAGATCTGTTACTTATAGTTATCTAGACTCTACGGTTAAACGACCTATATGGTTTACTAATGCAAGCACTTTATTTTCTAGAAGCACATGGGAAGATTCAGCAGTATTTGGATTACCTCATGGTACTAAATATAATGCAGGAAATGATACATCATTTGATGTAACTGGAAATACAGATGGTACGACAATTTATTTTGAACATGAAACAGGAGTTAATCAATTAGAAGCTGGAGCAGTTACTACAGCTATACCTGCTAACATTACTTCTGGTGATTATGATATTACACAAAAAGTTATAAGAGGAGCTGCAACTAATATGGCTGACCTTAGAGGTGATGGTGAAAATATTATGAGAGTTAGTAGAATTATACCAGATTTTATTGCTCAACAAGGAAATACAATTGTACAATTAGATCTTAGAAATTATCCAAACGATGCATCAGCAAGTTCATCTTTAGGTCCTTTTACTATTACATCTGGAACGGATAAAGTAAATACAAGAGCTAGAGGTAGGGCTATAGCTCTTACAATATCCAACACTGCAGTAGATACTAGTTGGAAATTAGGTACTTTTAGGTTAGATATACATGCTGGAGGAAGACGATAATGATAGATAAAAGAATGATGTACTCACAAGGTCAGAGAGTTGCTAAATCTTTAGACGGTTCAAGACCCGGATATCGTGGTTCTGATATGGGAACTGTTGGAACTAGAAATAGAGCTGCTAATAAGTCTTCAGGAAATTTAAACACTAGCGGTGCTGATTATGGTGGGGGTAATCAAGGCGGTGGCGGCGATAATGACTATAAAGACATGACTGGTCGACAAATTAGAGACTCGTATAGATCTTTTAAATTAGGTGTAGATCCTGCAAGTAATCCAATTGTAGGACCCGATGGCCCTATGATGCCTTATCAAAAATTTCGAACATATAGACCAGAAGTACCTAATATTCCATTAGGGCCTTTTAGTATTCTTTCAAATCTTATTAATCCAAAAGGTGTCCAACCTTTGCAAATGGGAGCAAATTTTTTAGCATCAGTAAACAGACCTTTTTTTGTAGACAAAGTAGTAAAAGCTGGAAAATATAAAAATTTAAATCCACTTACTGTAGATAAAATGACTAACGAAGAGTTAGAAGCAGCATATAAAGAATACAATAGAGCTAGATTAAATAATGAAATAGATGCTTATGGTAATCCAATAGTAACTTTTGGAAAAGACCAAGGAGATTATAGTGATAGTGGGTTACCTAGTTTAGCTAATTACAATATGCTTAGTAATCTAAATAATCAAAATAATCAAAATGCAAGTGGTTTGTTTAGTTCTAGATTTTTACAAAACCAACCCGATGATATTAGAGAAAATATTGAAGCAAGCATGCAAAATTATTACACAGTATAATGGCAAAAATAGTACAAACATTAACTAGAGCAAGCTCAGAATATGAAGAAGATGTAGCACAGTCTTTAGTTAGAGATTTAGATGCTGTATTAGAAAAATTAAACACAACGTTTCAAGAGGAACTTAAACAAGAGATAGAAGCTAGAAGCTTCTTTTTAGATTAATGGCAGTAGTAAACCAATATAAATTTGTAGGAATAGATAACAGTACAAGTGGTAGTGCATTGATACCTTTTGGTTCAGGCAATCCTTTAGTTAATGAAACATATTTAATTAAATCAATATTAGTTACTTCAGCTGGTACACCTAGTGTAACTATTTTAAATAATAGTATTACAGCTATTAAATCTAAAGCTTTAACAGCTAATGAAACTACAGAATTATTAACCCAACCGCTAATAGTAGAAGGTGGAAAAACCTTTACAGTACAATCAAGC